AAACTAGAAATAAATTATAAACGGAGAAAAATATAATGGCAACAGGAATATTGGGGACAGCAGACCTTGCAGCGGCTACTGACACTACCCTATACACAGTACCAGCAGATAACTTTAGCGTAGTAACGGTAAATATCTGTAATAGGTCAGCAAGTGCTGCACAGGTGAGAATCGCAGTTAGTTCTTCTGGAACACCAGCAGACGCAGATTATTTAGAGTATGACTCGCAAGTATCTGCAAATGGTGTGTTAGAAAGAACTGGTATAGTACTTGACGCATCTAAGGTCGTTGTTGTTAGATCAAACGCAATTAACGTATCAGCTGTGTGTTTAGGTATAGAAACATCAACGGTCTAAGGAGAACATTATGGGAAGAATAGTAGGACAAGGAATTAACGATCAGCCACCTATACTGTCTGGTACTACTGCTCAACGCCCCGCTAGTGCTAACTCTGGAGTTTTGTATTATAATACTTCTAAAAATATTTTAGAAATTTATAACCATAACGCGGTACAATGGCACGTAGTAGGAGAGCTACCAAGAGTAGTAATTACGTCATCAACATCAGCTGTTTCAAATACATTCTATATTATTAACAGTGCAGGCGGACCAGTTACGGTAACATTACCGGGTTCACCAGTAGAAGGTGATACAGTCAAGTTCCAAGATTATTCAGGAACATTTGGTAGTAATAACTTAACAGTTGGTGCTAATGGTTTAAAAATTATGAGAGCTTCTGATAATATGACTGTAAGTACTAATGGTGCATCGTTTACATTAGAATATACTGACGCAGCAAGTGGTTGGTTAGTGGCATCAATTTAACAGGAGCATAGAAAAAAATGGCATTTGATTATCAAACGTTAAAGAAAGTTACAGGGGCTGCAATTGTAGACGGAAGTCTAGCACAAGTAGACTTAGCGAACACAACTGTAACTTCTGGAAACATAGCTGCCGGAGCAGTTGGGTCTGCTGAGATGGCTACGGGTGCTGTAGATTTAGGAAGTGCTAAAACAACTGGTGCTTTATCAGTTGCACAAGGTGGTTTAGGTATTAATAGTGGTGGCGGTGCGTACAGAGCTGTAAGAAGTAACGGATCATCATTAACTACTGATCAACACGGTATTGCAAGTATGAACGTTTACACAGGAAGTACTACCTGGAGTAGACCAAGTGGTGTAAGATATATTAGAGTACAAGTACAAGGAGCAGGAGGCGGTGGCGGAGGCCACGGCGAAGGTGGGGGAGCAGGTGGATATTCTGAAAAGTATATCGATGTAACCGGCATTTCTTCTGTATCAGTAACTATTGGTGGAGGCGGTGGTGGTACATATTATTCCGGCGCAGCTGGTAATGGAAATGCTTCAAGTTTTGGACCATATCTAAGTGCAAGTGCAGGACACGGAGCAAATAGACAGAATCAACACTCAGGTGGTGTTAGTGGTAATGGGTCAGGTGGTAATTTAAATTTACATAGTGGCGGCGGTTACGGTCACCACAGTCGTAGTGCAGCAAGTACAGCGAATACATATTTTGGCGGAGGCGCCCCAGGAAATCACCCACAAGGTGGACACTTTGCACACAATCATCAAAATCACACAGCACAAGGTACAGGTGGAGCGGGAGCTCACTTTCACGGACACAGAGGTTCGGATGGTAGACCTGGATTGATTATTGTGACTAATTACTATTAAGGAGTATGGGAGAAAATGGCATTTAATTATCAAACACTTAAAAGACTAAGCAATACTTCCTTAGATGGTGCTACTGTTACAGGTGCAGATTTAGGAACAGATTCGGTCACAAATGCAAAACTAGCCAATGGTTCTATTACTAGTGGTAAAATGGCAACAGGGGCTGTTAATTTAGGTGGTAGTGTAGTATCTGGTACAGCGGCATTTAGTAAAGGTGGTACAGGACAAACTGCCGTCGGTAGTGCATATCAAGCACTAACAATGAATTCAAGTAATAATAATTTAACATTTGCACCAACGGGTATTAGAGGTATGAGTGTTTACACAAGTACAGGTACTTGGAGTAGACCAAGTGGTGTAAGATACATTATGGTACAAGTACAAGGTGCCGGCGGAGGTGGCGGAGGCCACGGCGAAGCTGGTGCAGCTGGTGGATACTCAGAAAGAATTTTAGATGTGACAGGAATTAGCTCAGTAACTTGTACTGTTGCAGGTGGTGGCGGCGGAACATACTACTCTGGTGCTGCTGGTAATGCAGGCGGATCAAGTTTTGGTCCATATCTAAGTGCATCAGGCGGACACGGTGCAAACAGACATAATCAACATAACGGTGGATTATCAGGAGTCGGAAGCGGCGGAAGTCTAAACATATACGGCGGTGGTGGAGGTTGTCACGAAGAACGTTCGTCAGGTATGGGAGGAGCAAGTTTCTTTGGTGGACCAGGTCCATCAGGACATCCACAAGGTGGGCATTTTGCACACAATCACCAGGGACATAGTTCACCTGGAACAGGTGGAACAGCAGGTTATTTTAGTGGACATAGAGGCGCCGACGGTAGACCGGGATTAATCATAGTAACGGAGTTTTATTAAAATGGCATTTAACTATCAAACACTAAAGCGGTACACAGGTGAAGCATTTATTGATGCTACACTAACAGGATCAAAAATAGCTGCTACTACAGTTACAGCAGACGATATTGCAGCTGGCGCTGTTGACTCAAACAAACTGGCAGATGCTGCTGTTAACTTAGGTTCATCAGTAGTAACAGGTACAGTACCAGTTAATAGAGGTGGTACTGGACTTACAAGTGTTGGCGGAAATAACACTATTCTTTCTGCAAACTCAGCAGGTAATGCTTTAGAATATAGAAACGAAGGCTTCTCGGGTATACAAGTTTTTACAGGTAACGGTACTTGGAACAGACCAAGTGGCGTAAGATATATTAGAGTTAAACTAGTCGGCGGAGGCGGTGGCGCAGGTGGTCACGGAGAGTCAGGTGGTGCTGGAGGTTACTCAGAAAGAATTATGGATGTCACAGGTATTAGTAGTGTAGGTATTACTATCGGTGGTGGAGGTGGAGGTACATATTATTCAGGTGCAGGTGGTAATGGAAATGCCACTAGCTTTGGACCTTATATGTCAGCAAGTGCAGGACATGGAGCCAATAGACAAAATCAACACTCAGGAGGCGTTAGTGGTGTTGGTTCGGGTGGTAACTTAAATATTCACCAAGGTGGCGGCGGTTGTCATCACCATAGTGCTGGGCCTGGAGGCGCTACATACTTTGGAGGTGCTGCACCAGCAGGGCATCCACAGGGTGGACACTTTGCACACAATCACCAGGGACACAGCGCACCAGGTACAGGCGGTACAGGTGGGTATTTCAGTGGACATAGAGGTTCAGATGGAAGACCGGGCTTAGTAGTCGTTGAGGAATATAAGTAATAAATAATAGACAAATAGGAGTATATTAAATCATGAAAAAAGCACTTATAGGATTTCAAGGCTGGGTACAGGATATTAGAAACCCAGGCGAAGAGTTCGAAATTTATAACGGACCAGATGCAAAAATGCAGTGGATTGATGCACCAGACGAAATTGAAATGGACTGGACATTAGAATGGTCTCCACAACAACAACAAATGGTTTGGGTTGAAAGAGATGGCCCATTCACACAAGATTCAGAAGCACGTAGAGTTGCTTATGGTGAAGTAGGTGAACAGTTAGATATGTTGTTCCACGAAATTCAAGAATCAGGAACGATTTCTGCTTCAGGACCGTGGGCATCACACATTTCTACAGTAAAATCAATGATACCTGCACCAGAAACACCAGAACTAATCACTGAAGAAGAAGCAATGGTTAGAAGAAATACACATGAGCCAAGTAATGATAAGCCATGTAATTCAAGCACAGAAGATTTGCCGTGCTGGAAAAGATACAGTGGTTGGACAGATAAATCTAAAGATCCTGTTCCAGGCGTTTAACTAATAAAAACGTAAGTATACTCCAAATATTAAAGGGCTCTTCGGAGCCTTTTTTTATTTCTACATCTCTCACACCCAACTAAATAATAGTAGCATATAATGTATCAAAGGGCTTATAATGGAATTTAAGAATATTGTAATTGTGGGAGGCGGAAGTGCAGGTTGGATGACGGCCGCCACTATGGTAAAAGCATTTCCTAATAAAAATATTACAATAGTCGAATCACCAACAAAGCCTGTAGTAGGAGTTGGCGAAAGTACTACACAACTTATGCGTAGATGGCAAGAGTATTTAGGAATACCTGATATTGATTTTATCAAAAAATGTAATGCTATTAACAAGCTAAGTATTCGATTTGAAAACTTTCACAAAAACGATAAAGTAGGATTTCATTATCCATTTGGTAGATTAGATCAGAGATTCTTTAATGTAGCAGAATGGTTTCAACATCAATATCTTACTAAAGTGCCTTTTGAAGATTTAGTTAACGATATGTCTCCTATCTCACAGTGTTTAGATGCAAATAAAGTTCCAGTTACTATGTTTGGTGACGGTATTTGGTCATTACAAAAAGACGCAGCATGGCACTTTGACACACACAAATTTTATGCATATTTGCGTGATGAATATTGTTTGCCAAAAGGTGTAGTACATGTAGTCACAGATGTTAATGGCGCACAAACTGACGAAAACGGCTATATTACAAGTTTAGATACAGACGACGGAACAATTACTGGAGATTTATTTTTTGACTGCACAGGGTTTAAACGTGCATTAATCGAAGATGTACTAAAAGAACCTTGGGGAGAGTTTAATAATAAAACTTATACCGATTGTGCTTGGGCCGCAGCTAGACCTTACAAGAATAAAGAAAAAGAATTACGGTTATACACTAATTCTGTCGCACTAGGATACGGCTGGGTTTGGGAAATACCAACTTGGGAACGTATTGGTACTGGATATAACTATGCTAGTAAGTATACTAGTAAACAAGAAGCATTACAAGAGTTTAAAGATTATTTAGGCCCAGTTGCAGAAGAAATGGAATTTAAGCACATACGTATGCGTAATGGTATGAGTAAACGCTTATGGGTTAAGAACTGTATAAGTATTGGACTTGCTGGCGCATTTATTGAACCGCTGGAATCTAATGGATTGATGAGTGTACATGAATTTTTATTAAATTTTGTAAATATCGCAGAAGGTAAAGATGCATTAAACAACTTTGATGCACAATCATTTAATCATACATGTCGTGAACAGTTTTTATACTTTGCAGATTTTATTACGTTGCACTATGCTATGACTAATCGAGACGACACTCAATATTGGCGAGATATACAACAACAAGACTTTAACAATAGTCCATTATTAAAAGAAATTTACGAACTACGAGGATCTCAATTCTTTAACGTAGAAGAAAAATTATCATTTAACACACTAGGCGCTACCATTTATATGTTAGCAGGGCATAAAATAAACCCATATACTAGCTTTAAACACAGTAATATGCATTTTTGGAATGTAGAGTTTGATAACAGAGTTAAAGATTTACAGCAAATCATTGACAATAATAACAAAGAAAAGCAACAAATTACAGATGCGTTTCCAACATCACTGGAATATTATAGTCAGTTTCACCAGTGACGGCTCTGTATATGCAGATAAATAATAGTAGTATATATTACCAAAGGATCAAAAATGAAATATAAAACAGTAACAATTGTAGGCGGTGGGTCATCTGGTTGGATGACAGCGGCAGCACTAGCTAAATGTTGCCCACATTTAGAAGTAACATTAATCGAATCTAAGGCAATTGGAACGGTTGGTGTTGGTGAAAGTACACTTGGGCATATTAATAGATTCATGCAGTTACTTGGTCTTAAAGATGAAGATTGGATGGCAGCGTGTAATGCTACATATAAAAATTCAATTCAGTTCACAAACTTTAGAGAAAATAAAGGTGAAGTATTCCAGTATCCGTTTAGTAATGGACTTGACTTTACTGATAAGCCATCGGGCGAAGACAATTGGAAGCACTTAGCCGCAATGAGACCTGAAGAATATGGTCCTGAAGAATATGCTAGATTCTTTTGTACAGGTAATACACTACTAGCAGAGTATAACAAAGAAACTAAAAATGAACAAGGTTTACTAAGACACTTTAATTGGCAATTAGATACTGCTTATCATATGGATGCACAGTTGTTTGGCCAATATCTAAAAGACAACATTGCAATTCCATTAGGTGTAAAACATATATACGGTGAAGTTCATTCACATATGAAAGATCCTACTAATAATTATATTACTCAAGTTTTATGCCATGACGGAACTATGCTAAACAGCGATTTATACATTGACTGTACAGGATTTGCTTCAGTATTGTTAGAACAATGGATGGGCTCGCACTTTAGATCATTTGAAAGTACATTAGCAAATGATAGAGCATGGGCATGTAGACTTCCTTATACTGATAGAGAAAAACAAATGCACAATGTAACCGATTGTCATGCACTTGGTAATGGATGGGTTTGGAACATTCCTTTATGGAATAGAATTGGTACAGGATATGTTTACTCGTCAAGATTTACAACACCCGAAGCAGCAAAAGAAGAGTTTAGAAAACATATTGCAGAAACACATACACCAGAAATTGCTGAAGCTGCAGAAATGTTCGAAGTTAAGATTAGACACGGTCGTAGGCATAGAGCATGGAAAGGTAATGTTGTAGGTGTAGGACTTAGTTACGGATTTGTTGAGCCTTTGGAATCAACAGGACTACTAACAACACACGAAAACATTATTAAACTAGTTGACACTCTAAATCGTAGAGACGGTTTTGTAACAGGCAGTGAAAGAGAAGGATATAACTTCTCAGCTGAATATGATGTTAATAAGTTTAGAGACTTTGTTGCAGCACACTATGCAATGTCGATGCGTGAAGACACTCCATACTGGCGTTGGTGCAGTGAGCTTAACGAATACGATCCGACTATGCATTCAGACGAAATGCAAAAACAAGGTCAGTGGCCTAACCTGTTTGGAAACTTAGCTGGAGCGCATAGTTATACTGCTGATCTAGTTGGTCATAACTTTATTGCAGCAGGCATGGGGCTACGTCCAACAGGAACTCCTTCACTATTATACAAATATGATCACGAACAAGCAAAACTTGAGGAAGAAGTAGGTGCTGTTGATAGAATGTATAAGCAATATAAAAACTTTGTTATAGATCATATTAAAGATCTTCCATCGCATTATCAATACCTGCTAGATAATATATATGGTGGTGTGGATGAACATAAACTTGATTAAGAATATAAAGAACTTTTTTAAAAAAAAGAAGTCTTATATTCGTTTTTATAGTGTATACCCGGGTGTAATGGATTTATTCCCTCCTGTAAAAGCACTGTCAATAGTAAGATCGTTTACTAAAAATGTACCACCTCCAGGAGTTAGTCCTGTATCTAAATGCCCAGGCATACGTAAAGTTGCAAATACAGGTTGGATTATTACTGCACCTGCTGATTTTAAAATTAAAACAAATGGCGACGGAGCATCATTTGAATGGGCTGAACCAATGCAATTCGGTAAAGGTTTACCAAATACAGAATCTTATGTTGCATCGCATGACAAATCTCAAACAATGCCAATATTAGATGATCCAGATGACACATTACACACTACAATTAAAATTGAAACTCCGTGGAGAATTGAAGCTTCCGATGATATGATACTACTGCAATTGCCAGTAACATATAACAATGAATCGAGGTTTACAGCAGCACACGGAATACTAGATCCTACCCAGTCGCATGTAATAAATGTTCAACTGTTTTGGAAATTACTTAACGGTGAAACGCTGGTACGTGCAGGAACTCCATTAGCACAGTATATTCCTGTAAAAAAGAAGGACTTGCTTTATAGTTCATATGATGCTATAATTGATGAGTCAACAGAAACTGATCATAGACGAGAAGCTGCTTATAATTATGCAGCTAATTGTGTAATATTAGAGGATGATCATTTAGGTTCAAGATTACAAAGATCCTCTAAGATTCTAAATAAGTATAAACACAAAGGATGACAAATATGGAAAACAATTATATTAAAAAACTCACTACTGTTAAGATAAAATTAACAGCTGACCTTGAAGAACAGAATGCCGAACTTAAAAAGTTAGAAGAAGAATTTGCAGATCTAAAACTTAATCCTTACGGTATTACCTCTATTGACTTTGCAAAACGCCAAGAACTTTCTATGGATACACTAAAAATGGAAGGAACACTTATGGGTATTGATTTAGCTTTAGAGACCTATGAGGAAGAGCATGGTAAGCAGTCAGAATAATGAAGGAGGAGTTCATCTCTTTTCGCCTTATGTATGGAAGTATACTTACGACTTTCCTTTAGACATATTACAAAAACCTATTGACGAAGTTTTTGATGCTGTTAAGCATAACTCGGCTTTAGAAAAAGGCAATGCTATATCAACGGTAACAAACCCCGAATACCAAAGTCCGCACACATGGGAAGAACTTGCTGAATTTCAAGGATGGTTAGGTCATAAACTAACGGTCATCAAAGAAGAATTAAATTTTTATAATCGACAATCAGAAGTAATTGGATCGTGGTTTAATAGGCATTATAGATCTGGTTACACTGAAGAACACCATCATAACTATAGCACATTCGTTGCTAGTTGCTACCTAAAATGTCCACCTGACAGTGGAAATATTGTATTTAGAAATCCGTTAGAGTATCATATGTGTAGCTTTCCAATAGTTAATGAAACACAAACACTACGTGAAGTAGCATGTAAAACAGGAGATGTTATTATCTTTCCAGGGTGGCTTAAACATTTTACTACACCTAACAAAACAGACAAAGAAAGAATTGTAATGACAATTAATATTAAATGATGGATTTTAAGATTTGTTACCCTGATGCAAACACTATAGATAAAGTGTTAAAAGTAAAGTCACTAGATGACTTTGCTACAGAATATGTTGACTTAGGTCAAGGTATTGGGTATTGGATTGCAGACAATCCGTTTTATAATGACGGCTTTGAAATATTTAAAAACTTAGTAAAATGTTTTCCTATTGTTAAAGATAACAGTGCAGAAGGCAACATGGATCCTAATCCGTTTGATACTATACACTTACCAGACTGGGTATACAAAAACATTTGTTTTTTAATTAGAGATTTTTATCTTAAAAATGTTGAAGATAAAATGTATGATCCTCAAATACATGAGTGGGGGAACATTTATTTTAAAGACAGAGCGAAACCAATTACTTGTTATAGATTACCACATGTAGATTATCCCAAAGGATTAGTTGCCAATTTATGGTTTACAAATCACTCAATTGAGGATTCAAATACAAAACTATACAAGTATCATGGACAAGTAAAAAACTGTGTATACGATTTTCAGACTGATACAAAACATCCTTTGTTTGAATCATGGAGAGAATTAGCACAGACGCCTAAACGCTCTGATGCATGGTTTAATATGTCAGATGATGAATTAAGTAAATGGGGATTTGAATGTATGGGTGCTGCACCATCTACTGAAGGAAAAATGACTATGTATAAAGCAGATATTAGTCATGCTGCAATTGTTTCTCCTAGTGTAGATTTTAGATGGAGTCATACTTTTGCATTTTCAGATGATTTTCCACCAGAAGTTACAATGGGCGATTTGAGGACCGTAGCATGATGAATATGGATATGTTCTTTCCTACTCCGGTGTGGTGGGAGCAAACACAATTAGATAATACTGATATGCTAAAACTTTGTTATCAACTACACACAGATGATGATGATGGAAGAGTATTAAGTAATCAAGGAGGATGGCAGTCAAAAGATTTTAGGCCTGATGCGTATGCTGAAATGAAACCATTACATGATAAGATTATGGATCAAGTTGATAATTGCATACGTGATTACGGTTACCATGAAGAGCATTGTTATCCTATTATGGAAAATTTTTGGTTTAATATTAATAAACAAGGCAATACGAATTCAGTACATATACACGATAATAGTTTTATATCTGGTGTATATTATGTAAGTGCAAGGCCCGAACAAGGTAACATCAATGTTTATAAAAATCATATGCAAGACTTTATTATTGCATCAGCAGCACCAATGAAGAATTATACTCCAATTAGTGCATCTTGTATTGCGTATGAACCGATGTCAAGTAAACTAATATTGTTTCCTGGATGGTTACCACATGGTGTGGAAAGAAATAAAACGGACGAGGATAGAGTAAGTGTATCTTTTAATGTTAAGTTAGTGAGGACAGATGATGAACGACTTCAGCCGTAGAATACTTAACGAAACAAACTTAGCGTTTGACGATAAGCCACACTTCTTTAAGAAGTTGATTGACGATCCTAGTGAACTAGTCACATGGCAAGACATTGAGCAGCACACAAACAAAACAGAACGCTATAACTTTGAACTTATAAGTCCAGACAACAGCAAAATTGAAATACCTGTAAGTAGAAAAAATTGGATTTATGACAGAGGTGTACAAGATAAAGGTTTTATATTTGATAAAGTAAATGATGGTTATGGATTAATCTGTTTAGACTATGGATTTCATAATCAAAAAACAATGGAATTTTTAAGCATATTTGAAAATATGTTTAGTATACATGCTGCAATACATGTGTATTGTGGGATAAAAGATTCTAAGTCTTTTACAATACATGATGATTATCCTTGTAATTTTATTATTCAAGCAGAAGGAAAAACTAGATGGAAAGTATATAAGAATAAAATTTCTTACATGCACAGAACAGGATTAATGAATGGTAAGTTACATGACAAAGATATGGAAGTAGATATCGACGTAGAATTAGAACCAGGAGATGCATTATATATTCCGTCAAGGCAATATCATTGTGCATATCCTAAAGGCAAACGAATATCTTTGAGTATTCCGTGTTGGCAAAAACTACCAACAGAGGCAATGGAAAATGCAGTAGATAGAAATTATTATAGGATCAACAATGTTTAACCCAATTGAAATAGAAAATGTAATCGAACAAGATTATCAGAAACAAATATTTGATGTAGTAACTGACATAACCTTTGATTGGCATTTTATGGAAGATACAACGTTTGAAAAGAAAGATCATATTAATACTTCTACACCTAGTTTTGCAAACCTAGTATATCATCCTAACAATAAAGAAAATCCAGGATTAGAATTTTTTACTCCCTTGCTACAAAATACTTGTGCAAAAGCAGGATTAGAACTTGACCAGCTGTTACGTATGCGACTAGGCTTTTTGCTTAATACAAAGTATTTTATGCCACATGTAAGGTATCAACATAATACACCACATGTAGATTTTAATGTAGATCATTATACTGCGTGTTACTACATTAATGAGTGTGATGGTGAAACTATTGTATTTCACCAAACAGAAGAATCAGAAAAATATAGTGCTATGCACAAAAGTATGCCACAACAAGGCAAAGTATTAGTATTCAACGGAAGGCATTATCATGCAAGTACATGTCCTAAAATGTTTACAAAAAGGATTGTGATGACTATGAATTTTACAGCAAGGAAAATTGATGGCTAATCAAGATTATATTAACGAATTAATAGCGCATGATAAACAATCAATGTCTAGTATTCAATCACATAATCTTAAAGATAGATTTAAGTATCCATACCTTCCAACTATGGTGATTGATAATTTTTATGACGAACCCGATCTTGTTCGTGATTATGCATTAGGTTTAGAGTTTTTTAAAGGTGATAGAGGAAGCTGGCCTGGAATAAGAACTAAGTTACTTCATGAATTTGATAGAGAAACATTAGAAATACTTGGAAAAAAGTTAATGGTATATCTTAATGATTATGGATATACAGAGTTTCATGAATTTCAATCAGCATTTCATTCTACACCCGGATCATATACTCGTGGATGGGTACACGACGATGACCCTAAATTAAATATTGCTGGGGTAATTTATCTAAACAAAGAACCGTTTAACGGTACAGGTACTACTATCTACGAAGATAACAATACCTTTGATGGTAGCAAATACTCTCAAGCATTTATGGAAGATGTTCTTGATGTGGAAGTAGAAGAGAAAGAAAAGTTTGATAAAATAAGAGAACAGCAAGTAGCAGAATTTAAAAAAACAATAACTATGGAAAGTGTATACAACCGTTGTATTATATTTGACACAAGACAATGGCACAGTCCAGAAAATTTCTACGGTACTACACTTGAAGACTCGAGATTAACACAAGTATTTTTTGCGAGGGTAGCATGATTAGAAGTATTACACAACCTATAAAAGTTATTGATAACTTTTTTGAAAACCCTCAACTGGTAGTTAATCATGCTGATAAGCAAGACTATGTTGATCAGGATAATTCGTTGTTTTTAGGTACACGTTCAAATAGTTTAGATGTGATTAATCATGATATGTTTGAAAAACTGCTTGGAAAGTTAATTCAGCATGTGGTTGGGAAAGACCAGTTTACATTTTTACATTGCGAATATCAAAACATAAACAGCGAATGTGTTGATCAAATTAAAACAATAGGATCTTACAATATTGCAGGAACTGTATTTTTAACAAAAGAAAATTTAATCCCTGATAGCGGAATTAAATTTTATGATAGTAGAACACAGATGGAAACAATGTCAATAGAAAATATGTTTAATAGATGTGTACTTTGGAACCCTCAAGTTCCTTATAAAATATCAAATTTTGCAGACAACACATTGATGCTAACATTTTATGGCACAGCATTACAAAGGTATCCAGGATGAATGATGATATTATAATAATCGATAACGTAATACCCAAAGATTATTCAGACCATATTAGAACACTATTAACTGGTTGGGACTTTGGTTGGGTGTTTAATCAAAACATGGTTTCTCCTGATGCAGAACTACAAGGAGAAAGCAATCATGCAGGATTTAATCATTTCTTTTTTGAAAAACAACAAGCAGTAAGTCAACACTTTAATTTTATATATCCGCTTGTTTTAAGCATTACTAGTGCGTCTAAGACGCCGTATAACAGGTTAATACGCATGAGAGCTAACTTGACCCTACCTAATAAAACAAGCACGTTAGACCACCATATGCCGCACATAGACAGCTTCTTTGAGCATTGGAATGCAATTTATTATGTTAACGACTGCGACGGTGACACAGTTATTTTTAACGAAACAAACGATGATTACGATCCTGGCACTGATGATATTATGCGTATTCAAGCAAATGAGTTTACAATTAAAAAACGTGTTACACCTAAGCAAGGTAGAGTAGTTATATTTCCAGGAAAGTATTATCATACTAGCAGTTATTGTAAAGATTCGGGCTATAGAGCTGTTATTAACATTAATTTAGATAGGGTTCAACTAGGATGAGCGAATACTACTTACACCAAAGTCAATATATAATTGAAAATAAGACTCAGATTTTTGATCATCTAGATAATGCGCATGCCGTTTTTAAGAAAATATTTCCTGATAAAAATGACAGCACATGGTCTTACAATCTGTATAATGTGTTTGCACTAACTGCACCTAGCACTATTTTTTATGACATATATAAAGAGCTTGGAACATTTGTAAGAAGTAAAGTAGGTGAGGATCGCCCATTATGGGTACAAGCATGGTTAAACTATCACAGACCAGACGAATGTTTAACAAGGCATGGACACGATTTTGATTGGCATGGATATATTAGTATTGATCCTAAAAATACACAAACTATATTTGATAATTGGACCATTGATAATAAGCCCGGACAAATATATTTTGGACCAGGACATGCTGAACACGAAGTTAAAGTACTAGAACCATATGAAGGTTATAGAACGACAATAGGTTTTGATATACACACAATACCAAACAGTCCTTTAATTAGCCACTATGAAGAAAGACCATTTGGTAATATGGGGTTAATGCCATTACTATGATAGAAGATTACAAAATTATACGAGGAGCAGTATCAACAGAACTCTGCGAATTTCTTGCATTAGAGTACGAAATGATGGAAGAAGTTTGCAAAGTATTGTACGCTGGTGCTGACTTATCTGACCTAGAAGAAAACACTTTTGCGAGATACGCTCCCTTGATGTTTGAAGCATTAATGGTAAAACTAAATCCTTTGGTTGCAAAAGAATGGGGAAGTAAGTTAGTACCAGTTTACTCTTATGCTAGAATATATTATAAAGGTTCACAACTTAAAAAACATTTTGATAGACCTAGCTCTGAAGTATCAGTATCAGTTGCAATATCAAAAGAACCAGAATACAATTGGCCAATATACATCAAAAATGAAGATGGTGTTGAACACGAGATTAATTTAGATGTTGGTGATATTGTTATATACAGTGGACGTAGACACGAACACTGGAGAAATTCATACGAGGGCAATAAGATAGTACAGGCTTTCTTACAGTATGTAGAAGCTGATGGCCCTTATTCGCATTTAAAATGGGATACTAAACCAGCACTAGGACTTCCTGCAGAATTTGTTCGTCAAGAGATAAAAGACGAAGTGCAGAATGTTAAAGATGTGCTTGGATTTAAGCGTTAATTAGTCGCTGACTTTAGTTGGGCCTGCAACGATTTTCGCCGGAGTATGACGCTCTTCAAAGATTTTTGATGCTTCTTCTTTGTTTTTTGCTTCACATGTGTCCGAGGTAATAGGTGCTTTACCTACTTCCTTTCTGATAATCATTTTGTAAGTTGCCATATTTTATAACTCCTATATCTTTATTTATCAATATTCTCAATCCATTCATCGATAGTCCAGAATGGAGCCACAAGTTTTTTGTAGCGTTTTACGTTAGTATTTAGCACGTTTTTACCGATATCTAGTTTATCTGCAAATGCTTGGGTAAAGTATGTACTAGGAAATATGTCTAATCCTTGAACAACCTGCATCCAGGCAGTTGGTGAATAACCGTTAAATGTTGGCTCAACAGGTGAATGTCCATAAAAGAACGATTCCCAATGTTTTAATTTTTGTCTTAAAGATTCTGGAATACGTTCTTGATCGTGCATATGGCTTAGCCAAAAATCTGTATCGCTTCTTTTTCCTCTAAAATGCAAAGCAATAAAATCTTTAATATCATCATATACAGTTGATACTCTGTCATTAAATCGTTCTTGCTGTACAGAGTGACGATCTCTAGTAGGATCCCATAAGTCTTGTAACGCAAATAAACTTTCACAAATGATTGCAATACCGTTTGCTTCTAATGGTTCTAAAAATCCACTACTAAGACCGATTGCTATAACATTGTTATTCCAGCTTTCCGTTGATACTTCAGGTGTATATGTAAACGAAGCAATAGGTTCAATATGTTCCCCACATACACTCCTTGCTTCTTCTAATGCTTGATCTGCTGTGATGTAGTTGTTATCGTAAATGTAACCGTTACCTGATCTATGCTGCAAATTAATATTCCATCGCCAACCATATTTCATCGCTGTTGCATTTGTTGTTACTGAATATTTAGGTTCGTCCCACCATGCAATAACAGAATTGTGTGTAAAATGTTTTGAGTAATCAGTGTATTTTGTTCCTAATTTTTTCCTAATTAGTAGTTGTGCAAAGCCACTACAATCAACAAACCAATCTCCTTCTATTGTTCGATTGTCATCTAAAATTAAACTTGTTATATCGCCGCTATCGTTTTGTATTGCATCGACATATGTGCCTTCTATCAAATTAATGTTACGTTGTAATGCAATAGATTTTAAATACGCTGCTGTTGCTCTACTTTCGTTATGCCACATTGGAATAATAGGCAAGTCAGCTCTACTTGCGCCAAAAGGAACTTTGTTTTCTTTAATAAAATAGTTTGCGTAAAATGCATCTGCTAATGGAACATTGTTTCCTATTAAAGTAGCTTGATATAGATCCTTTTGTCTTTCAGCTACCATAATATTTTTTAATTCACCAATAGTAATCTCACCCATAGCTTTTTCAGTATCAGTCCAACCGTCTAGCCAAGGTGCATAATCAGTTTGTAAACAATGTATGAATTCACTACCAACTCCATTCCAGTCTTTAAATCTACCACCCATTTTAGGAGTAGATTTTGTGTGTTTAACAAAGTCGTCAAAGTCAATATCGATGTGTTGTAATAGCTGAACAAATGTAGTGGTGCCGCTTTCGCCTGCAATAATAGGAGGCTTATTAGGATCTTCTACTACACTAACTTCCATAGATGGAAATTTTTTTCTAATAACTAGAGCAGACAGCCAACCTGCAACGCCGCCGCCAAGTATAACAATCTTAGAGGTTGATTGTGGTTTCAAGATATCTCTCCTTTAATACGTTTAGTGCTTCTCTATGGGTATAAATTTTACCTTCATCAGAACGGGTATTAGTACCCTCATGGATAACTCTTGTAACCTGTTCGTTGTGTATACTAGCAAAGTTCTTTTCCCAGAAAGATTTAACAGAGTCATAGTCAAACATATGTAATCCGTGCATAACTTGTAACCAGTTAAAAAAACTAAACATTAATTGATGCTCTGAAAAATAGCTTGGACTTACAAATGCTTTCTTGAATGTATCGAGAGTATCTTTATTAAAATCAGTTAGTTCAATATTTTGATTACACCACTTCCAAAACTCAGTGTCGTTTCTTTTAGTAACATAGTGAATTTGAATAAAATCAATAATATTAGTAGCAACTTTATTCATCCTGTCGTTAAATGTTTTTACTAATGCACTAGATGAATCTTTTCGATAGTATGCAAGTGAGCCTAACAATAAAAACGTTTGCTGAATAGTTGATCCAATTGAACTTGCTTCTAATGGTTCTACAAACATTCCACTAAGACCTAATGACATACAGTTTTTAGTCCAAAATTCATTAACATACCCAGCACTAAACTTTACACGTTTTCCTATTTGTAAATCTTTAATACCTAAATGTTTTTCATAATACTGCGATACTTCGTCATACGCTTGTGTTTCATTAATAAAATTATCACTAAACACATAGCCGTTACCATATCTGTCTTGTGTAGGAATTCTCCAACACCACCCACTGCTTAATGCAGTTGCTTCTGTCCAAGAAGGAATGTCTTCAGTTCTAGCTGTTGGAAATGCAATAGCACTATTCATAGGAAGTTGATGAGAACAGTCTATCCATTTTTGTCCTAGTTTACTTGATATTACTCTATTGAATCCACTACAGTCAATAAAGAACTCACTAGCATGTTTTGTACCTTGTTCATCAACTAGCTCTTTAACGTTACCTGTATCATCTAAAATTACATCTTGTATGTCAACATCTAAAACTTTAATATCTCGATTTTTACATTCTTTAACAAGAAACTCATTTAACTTGTGTGTATCAAAATGATATTGTGCTACTGTATCGTGTAGTGGTTCAGCATGTGAACTATCTCGTGTGTTACGTTTCCATGCAGTGTCTAAAGGATCCCACTGTTCAGCAATCATTCTCATGAATGTTATTGGCATTTCATTTTTTGGATCTAATGATCCGTATGCGTCTGTTAAACTATGATAATAATGTTTTCCATCACCATTCCAATTAGTAAACTTAATACCAACTTTAAATGTAGCACCTGCTTCTCTTACAAGTGTCGGCACATCAATACCAGAATGCTTTAAAAAACTTAGCCAGTGTTCGGTTGATCCTTCACCTACACCAATAATTCCAATTTTAGATGAACGCAATAGTGTAAGATCAATATGTGGAAAAGATTTTTTAATCATAATCGCAGAAACTAATCCGCTTGTTCCGCCTCCCAATACTGTTAGAGATTGTATCATCATAGCGAGTAAGATATTCCTTTCAACATGTTTACTGCTTCTCTACATTTTACAAAATCTTTAGTAGGTCTTTGCGGCAATGAAGATAGTTGTGCTGTGTCTTCAGCACGATGTTTACTGTAACGCTCGTTGTATAATTTTTTAATGCTAGGAATGTCAAACATACGTAATCCATGCATAACTTGTATCCAATTCAGATTATCGTAAATTCTAAAACTTCCATGCGTTCCATCTTCGGGTAATAGTATTTGATTTACAAATTGTTTTTTAAAATTTTCTATATTCTGTTTGTTAAAGGGTGTAATTTCTATTTCATTTTTACACCAGCGCCAAAACTTTGAATCTTCTCTTTGTGTAAAGTAATGCAATTGAATAAAGTCTAGCACGTTGCTTAAACAATCATCAAATATTCTATTGTATTCGTTTATAGTTGCTTGATCACTACGTTCCCAAGATGCTAGTGAGGCAACTAATGCTCTTGACTGTTGTATGGTTGTTGAAATACTACTTGCTTCTAATGGTTCTACAAAGTTACTGCTGAGTCCAATACTTACACAATTCTTAATCCAAAACTTATCAACTTTACCTGAAACAAAATTAATTTTTCTACCTATGTTAATTGTGTCTGAAAACAATGATTGTATTTCCGCTACAGCTTCATCTTCAGAAATAAATTGATCACTAAACACATATCCATTACCAAAACGTTCTTGCACAGGACTACGCCAATGCCAGCCAGCACTCAATGCTTTAGAAAGTGTGTAAGGTGGTATATCTTCTTGACGTGGTGTTTGAAAAGCAATAGCACTATTCATAGGTAAAAATGATGACCAGTCTACCCACTCAGCACCTAGTTTACTGGCAATAACTCTTTTAAATCCACTACTGTCAATAAAGAAGTCTGCGTTATGTGTTCGTCTTTCTACATCAACTACAGATTCTACAAAGCCTCCGTCACCAATGTTAACATCTACAACTTCTGTAGTTATAACATTAATGCCTGCTTCGATACATTTTTTTTCTAAAAATGCATTTAGTTTTTCGCTATCAAAATGAAACTGATAGTAATCTTCAAATGGTGGACTTAACCATCCTTGCATAGGTAAATCCCAATGCAACGATTCAGAGTCAACACCTTCTGAAATTAATCTCATCAGCGTATGTGCATCGCCTGTGTATGCATCCATGTATACATATGGTTCTGCTAAACTGTGATAGTAACTAGTTTTGTCACCATGCCAATCCTCAAACTTAATACCAATCTTAATAGTTGCACCACATTCTTTTACAAGATCAGTCATTGTAATATCAACTGCTTCAGAAAATCTTTTCCAATGTTCAGTACTACCTTCTCCAACCCCAATGGTTCCAATTTTATCAGATTTAATAAGTGTAATATCTAAGTTATCAATAGACTTTTTGTGATAAAGCGCAGTCATAAGTCCAGCGTTACCCCCACCTAATACTAGTAAACTTTTTATCATAACCCTTTTTCCTTATTATGAATTTCTATGTTTGCAACAGAGTCTGTTGCAAGATTGTAATTAATTGCTCCTGTGGGCATTACATTAAAACTAATAATATATCTATCTTTGTTTCCAAAATGCGGTGTTGCACTATGAAACAACCAACTAGGAAATAATATTAATTTGCCAGGATCTGCTTCTACAAACTGATGTGGAGCGTATTCGTGTCTTAATACTTCTAGCTGTGCTTCAGTTCTATGTTTAACTGGATCTTCAAATACTGTAGGACTACCGTCAGTTACATAATACACACCACTAAGAAAACTCATCGAGTGCCTATGATAATGTAATCGCATTCCGTCTCGTGGTAACGCTCTATTAAACCAACTGCTAGTAATTGCAAATCCTTCGCAATCATATTTTTGATAAATTCTAACTTCTTCAATACATTTATTAATCCAAGAAAATAAAGGGTGTAATTCTTCTTTGTCGTGTAAGTTTCTCATCGAACTTATTGTTTCGCCAGTCTTAACAGTCTCTGCGTATTTTTCAAGTTCGGGGATTAATTGTTTGTTGTCAATCTCGGTATTATGAAATTCAAACAGATCCGTTGGAAATGTAGGAATAATTTTCATTAAAACTCAACCCAGCCTGTTAAAAGATATTTTTCGCCACTCAATGGCGGATTGCCTCTGTGGGCATGGGTGTAACCCGCAGGCCAAACAACAAGTGTACCTTCTGTAGCAGCAATACGCTTCTTCTGGTACAACCATTCTGTTTCACCGCCTTCGTCGACTGTATTAAGATACAATCCCCACGCTGCAATTCTACCTGACCTTTCTTTTGTATCTGATTCAAAATGCCAAGTATGATATCCTTCTCCGGGAAGGGTTTTTTGAAGCTTCATAAAGTAAACTCTGCTATCGCCGCACTCACCTAACACACTATATTGTGCAGTATATTGTTTCCAGCAATCAATAAACCTAGTCATAAAAGTATGTACAGCAGGATTGTCTGTTGACATATTTAATGCAGGTTGCTCAAGAAGAAATGCAGCATGATCTGCTTTATTATGTGCTGAATTGTCTCCTAGTGTTTGACGACTAGCGGTTAAGTGCAAGTCGTTCAATTTTTCGTAGTATTCAATAAGTTCTGCACATTCTTCGGGTCTCATAACGCCGGTCCATGTTGCAATATCGTTCTCTATAATCATATTACTATTTATGGCCAGATTATTAATGACATGAATAGTCTGAAAGCAGATAAATACTTTACAACAACAGTGGATGAACTCATAATATGGCAAATTTACCTATCATTAATAACCTTCGTGTAGTACCAAGAGATGCAGAATTTCTGGATAGAAAGACTGGTGCACGTGGAGAAATATTCTATGATAAAGACAACAATACCATTAGGCTATATGACAGTAATGTTGTAGGTGGTTTACCATTAGCAAGAGGTGATTTAACCAATGTTACTGACGCTATATTTGCTGCAAAAGCAACAGCGGCTGGAGTAGGTGGTGGCGGTGGTGGCAGTATTGAAGTAAGCCAAACAGCACCTAGCACACCAACAGCAGGTACAATTTGGTTTAATAGCAGTAATGGTACGCTGTATGTCTATATTAACGATGGTGATAGTAATCAATGGGTACAACCGGTATTAGGTTATCCTGCTATCCCAGATAACTTACAAGATTTAACAAACGTAACTATTACAACTCCGAGCACTGATCAAGTATTAAAATGGAATGGTGCAGCATGGATTAATGCAGCAGCACCAGCAGCTGGATTAGATCAATCAGCAGTTAGGTCAAGTATATCAGTTGGTGCAGAAGGTACTGCGGCAGGCGATGGCGCAGTTAGTTACGATAATACTACAGGTGTGTTTACATATGCACCTCCGTTATTAAACGGTTTAACAGTTGGCGGCACTTTAGCTATGGGTAGTAATGATATTACTACAACAGGCAAAGTTTACTTCGCAAATGTATTTGCAACAGAAGGAGACTTACCTAGTGCTACAACGTATCATGGAATGTTTGCACATGTTCATGCTACAGGTGCTGGGTACTTTGCTCATGCAGGTGCATGGACAAAACTAGCAAACAATGCAACAACACTTGCTGGTTATGGTATTACAGATGCTGCAACGTCAGCTCAAGGTACTAAAGCAGATAGTGCATTACAAAATTTAACAGCAACTTCTATCTCAACACTTTCAGATGTATCAGGAAGTTCACCAAGTACTAACCAAGTACTTAAATGGGACGGTGCGCAATGGTCACCTGCATCAGATGCAGTTGGTGGTGCTGTAACTGCAAGTATTGCCGCAGCAACACAGGCAAATCCAGTTGTAATTAGTACAAGTTCTGCACACGGTTTTTACGAAGGACAACCTGTAACAATTGCAGGTGTCAACGGAATGACACAACTTAATGGTAATGAATATTATGCAAACGTTACTAGCACATTAGATTTTTCTTTATACTCTGACAGTGCTTTATCAACAACTGTAAACGGTACAGGATTTTCAGCGTATGTGTCAAGTGGTACAGCAACAGGTGGTGCAACAGCAGCTGAAGTTGGTAACTTTGTATTTACAGGTTCGAACATTGACACTGGTGATAGTTCAGGAATAAACTTTACTCCAGGTGTGTTAATGCAAAGTGATCTAACAGTTCAAAACGATTTAACTGTAAACAATTTGCTTACAGCAGCACAGTTTTCAGTAACAGACTTTACAACAACTAATCATACAACACAGAATTTAACAGTAAATGATACATTATCAGTAAAAACTATTGCACAGACCGATACTGGCACACCTCAAATTACAAGTAGTTCAACACTAGTTTTAGATACACAAGACGGTGTAAGAGTTACCGGTGCTCCATTTAGACTGCCTAGCTTTACAACAACACAGAAAAATGCACTAACACCTGCAAACGGTGATATGCTATATGACACTACGTTGAACAAAGCACAGGTATACCAAAATGGTGCTTGGGCGAGCTTGGTATAGGTATAAAGCATGGCTGACAGAGAATATATTGTTACAGTAAACTCCGGAGTTGATCTTGCTGCACTCGATGCAGAGATGGTTTCAGCACTAGGTTCAGATACAATTCCAACAAGAAAAGTTACAATTGCAAATCCTCGTGAAGCGTCTAGAGTATCAACTCATTTCATGTTATCAGAC